ACCGACGACCCGATGGCCGAACAACTGGCCTTCGTCTAACAGCTAAGGGCTTTGTTTCTAAGTAAAGGGTAATGAGCGTGTATACTATTCTGGCATCGGCTGTTGCAGTGGCCATCATCGGTGTCATTTTGTGGCGTATCTTCTCAGTCCCCACAAAGACGACAGATGCGATTGATATCATGTCCGGATCTATATCGGGCAAGGAAACAAAAAGCGTACCAGGGGACAAACTTGTTCGATCGTTTAACCAGCAACAAGGAGCAACATTTACGTACACCGGTTGGATTCTAGTGAAGGATTTCACATACAACTATGGAATGAAGCGCATCATCTTCACCAAAGAGGATTGCCCCGGACTGTACTTGGACACCACATCAAACTCTCTCCTCGTGTCCATCAAGACCTATGCAAATACACCCGAATCAATCATAATCCCGAATATTCCAGCGGGCAAGTGGGTACACTTTGCAATTGTAGTGGATCAGGATGCAGTCGATGTGTACATCAACGGTGTGATTCGCCAGCACCACTCCCTCCTCCAACTCCCCAAACAGAACGATGCGGCTGTTGTGATGGGATCCACGTCTTCAACGGGATGGGATGGTGTTCTCGCAAATCTCCAGTATACTCCGCGTTCATTGTCGGCAGGTGACATTTCTGCACTGGTGTCTGATGTCCCGAAGAATGATCTGACAGTTCGCCCGTCTGGACCGCAGTACTTCGACATGAGCTGGTACATCGGGCGAAGTTAAATCTCAGCAGGATGTAATGAGCGCAGGTGGTCAAAACAGTGCAACGCTTTCAGGTATTCAAGGAATGCGTATTCGGGATGCATCCGATGTAGACGCACAAATGCGGGTGCGTGAAATTTATCAACTGTTCAACTCGTCTACTCCTAACGCTGTTCGCCCGCGTATCCCTAACGGCAATGACGTGTACCTCCAGTTCCTCCAGGGTGTCAAGGAGGTTTCGTCGAACGTAACGGGCAGTGCATCCTGTCCGGCATGCGCGGGTCTTACCTACAACGGAAATGGTCTTGTTCTCACTTGGAAGAACGGGAAGTTTCCTCCGGTGTAGTCTCCTTGAGGGTCTGCAGCTGCTTCTTTACCTTTTTCTTTCCAGCCTTGTCATCTGGATTATACGTAAAAAAGTATTCCAAATATTCTTTGGATGACTTGTTCTTGCTCAGCTCAAGCAGGAGCTCGGCCTTGTCGCGCTTCATCTCGGTAAAACTTTCTTGTGTCCCAATACATTCCTTGGGCGTCAAGACAGCAAACCTCCGTTCAGGCTTTGCATTGGCAATCTCTACCAACCGCTGAGCAATACAAAGTACACTCGCCAGCTTCTCCTCGTGGGCTCCCGAGTACATATACGCAAAGAAGAACTGAAGAGCTGTCGGGATCGAAGCAACCTTCACGCCATTCTGCATCTTGTGATAGCTGTGGCACGCAGTTGTCTCATAGAATCGAAACAACGTCTTCTTGCCCGCCGAATCCAGCACCGTTGTACGCTTTGGAAGAATGTCGCTCTCTTCGAATACCTCCGTCTTTTCACCGGCTGTCAGTCGTTCGATTGTGGGACCATCCGCAAGAAGTCCGATTGGAGTTGTCCAGACCTGATTAAGATGAATCTGAGCCGAGCTGACACCCAGCAAAACAACAGGTTCGCTTCGTAACAGACGAATCACGCCCTTTTGTTGCTGCTCCGTCAGTTCTGTGCGTTCAGTCTGCGGGTCCCTCTTGCACGTCACTGGATGTGCTTCGTTCAAGAGGGTCAGTCGCTTATACACCTTTTCCCAACGAGACACGTCTCCACGAGGGCGACTAAGCTCCAGATACATCGACATCCGAAGAAAGTTTACCGGCACATAGTGGATCTTGTTGCGCACCTCACCCTCCTTCCACAGTCGGTCAAAGATAACGTCGTCCAAGTGGGTGATGTCGGCAACACCTGTGTAGTCAGCAAACACCTTGAAGGTGCCAATGTGCATACCCGGCTTCACTTCCACTGCCTTGATGCCATGGGCCTTGAGCTGATTGGCAATGATAACAGAGTGTGCCTGAGGGGTCTTGCTGAAGAAGTCATAGTCGGGCACGTCCACCTTCGGGTCGTAGAACTGGTCCTCCTTGGGGAGAAGGTCGTTGATTGCCGTACCACCGTAACACATCACGGGGTGATTCTTCAAGAATGCACGGACGACCCCCAATGCTGTCACTGTTCCAGGATCCGAGGCGGCTACCCGATTGTTCTCATCTTCGAGGTCCTTGACAATCTTCACAATGTCTTCCATTAAAAATGGATACTACTTTGTTTTAAATGTTATGAAGCAGCAAGAATGCCTCTTAAGCGATACAATCTTCGCAGTCGTAAGTCTCCTGTGGTATGGGTAGATGATGACACTCTCAAGACCAAGCAAGAGGAGGACGACGAGGAGGACTCTGATTTTGAGCCAAGTGAGTCTGAAGCCGAGGAGGAGTCGGAGACCGAAGAGGAGTCAGAGACCGAAGAAGAGGAAGAGACAACTCTCAAGCTCCCCAAGGGTGCCAAGGTGTCTGTTAAACTGCATATCCATCAGTTCTCCGGTAAGGGAAACTCCCGTATCGACATTGACCAGGAGAGTGAGGACGAGTCCGAAGAGGATGAGGATGACTTTATCGCCCACCTGATGGACAAGTACGTGCGCCCTGACCACGGACGGCTTCCCAAGACTCAGCAGAGTGGAAGTCGTCGTCGCGACCGCCGTGAGGAAGACGACGATGAGCCTGCACTCCGTCTCAACGAGGAAGAAGAGGACTACTTTGGAGACCTGTCCAAGTCGAAGCGCCGGCGCCTAAATGAGCAGATGAAGGGTCTTGCCAAGCTGGTATCCGATGGCGAGGTTCCCTACAAGTTCCGTGTGCTAGGTCTTCCGATCCCAGACGCCCTCAAGGCATCCGTGATTCGCAAGATTGACATTCTGAATGAGATGGATGCTGACGGTGGAGAGATTCACAAGCTCAAGACCTGGGTGGATGGATTTCTTCGCATTCCGTTTGGCAAGGTTGTTCCGTTGCCGGTTAGCTTCACCGAGGATCGGACCGGTTGCTCCAAGTTCCTTGCGGACACCAAGAGTACCATGGACAAGGCGGTCTACGGAATGGAACCTGCCAAGGCACAGATCATGCAGATTGTTGCCCAGTGGATCGCCAACCCTACCTCGGTGGGTAACGTGATTGCGCTCAAGGGTCCGATGGGAGTCGGCAAGACGTCCTTCGCCCGCCACGGCGTGGCCGAGGTGCTGAAGCGTCCCTTCGAGTTCTTCTCCCTGGGAGGTGCATCGGACTCGGCAAACTTTGTGGGTCATTCCTATACCTACGAAGGTGCCACCTGGGGCCGCATTGCCGATGCGATCATGTCGGCTCGATGCATGAACCCGGTTATCTACTTTGATGAGCTGGACAAGGTCTCCACGACGGCACACGGCGAAGAGATCATCTCCATGCTGATTCACTTGACAGACAGGTCGCAGAACTCTCACTTCCACGACCGCTACTTTGCTGGAGTTGACTTTGATCTGAGTCAGTGTCTGTTTGTGTTTAGCTTCAATGACGAGACGAAGATCCACCCGATCTTGAAGGACCGTATGCAGGTTGTCAACTGTTCGGGATACACGGCCGCAGACAAGAAGGCGATCCTGAGCCAGTATGTGTGGCCTCAGATTCTGGATCGTCTGAATATGAAGGAGGATCTGAAGATCACGGAGGAAGCGGTAAAGTTCTTGATCTCCGAGTACTCAAGTGAAGAGGAGGGCGTGCGTGTTCTGATCCGTGCTGTGGAGACGCTGGTGACCCGTATCAATCTCCTCCGGATTGCAGACGAGAAGACTGCCAAGACGTATCCCTTCTACAAGGCAGTCAAGCTCCCAATGACCATCACGCCCGAGGATGTGAAGGGAATCCTGGTGGAGACGAAGGTAATCAACGAGTCGTGGCGTCAGCTCTATACCTGAGTAAACTCGTGGTAGGAAGTGCCGTCCTTGTACAGAACAACATTCCCACAAAACTCATCGTTCACAACAGGGTGTTCGATCACCCATACTTTTTCAGTTGGGTCATTCAGCACTCCACTGGGTACATGAGAAAAGACAACAAAGGTATCGCGCACACGCGGATAGACAATCTGCTCTAGAATGGTCGTGTCCATCGTGTATCCATCGGGACTGGTTGCAACGTGGGACATAAGAAGATCAATAGAAAGAGGAATGGACCCCTTACACCCCCATAACCCACCCATCATCCGATAGGCATGCCACGTGTGATCACGAATCGTGTAGGCAGTAAAAGAACTATCCAGAAACGCATCAATACACCACCGATCGCGCGCATGAATACGGCTATCCGTATCCCGCACGCAGACGAAATCATAGTCCGAGCCAAACGCGGGGATGAATCGATAGGCCATATTGCGAGATCCGTGTTCACCCGTGACATGAAGCGTCACGTCAGGACACTGTACGAAGGGTGCTGCCTCCGGAGATGCATACACAACAATCTCGGACTTTGGATAGTGTGTGCGAATCAGAGGAATGTTCTCAAGTAGACCTCGGTAGTACTTGTCTGTATACGGTCCATACAAACAGAAGGAAAAGCAGCCCTTTAGTGCCCTACGCAAGATTGCCTTCCCTTCACGCACACGGTCTCGAATATCAATTGATTCAATGGCATATCGCTTATCGATGCATCCGTTTCGGATCGTGATCTCATTGGCGGTATGAGAACAGATCCCATCATAGACACGAGTCATCCATTCATCGCAGTGCCAGTTCCGAATCGTTGGATGAAAGAACGACCCAAAGATTTCTAGGTGGCTGCGATGGACAAAGGCGTTTTCAATGATCAAATTTTGGCCACCTCGCAGAGCCGCATTGACAGGATTGATTGGACCCACGACACCGCGGGTACGGTGAGACTCCAATGTCTTGATAAATACGTCTGTCCATCCAGGCGTTTCAAGAATCACGTCATCGCCAATCTGAAAAAGGTAGTCATCGCCTGCGTCATACGACACCTGCGCAAGTTTGTTCCAGGCCCATGCGGGCGCATGATTGCAGCCCGACAAGATCACGACGAATCCAATTTCCTCTAGCCTACCACGATGTTGAAGGAAAAACTCGTCATTGTCATCAACTCCAATGTAAATACGGTACTCGTGGGCACCTTTCGTAGCATGAAAAGACGGTAAGAAGTTGGTTACCAAAAAACACTCGTCAAATCGAGTCCACTCATGGGCACGACTACACACCGGGATGAGAACTCCTATACGCATGTTCTTTTAGAGGGAAACCCATGTAAACTCGGTGTGAGGAATCGCAAACTCGGATACATCCGTCTCATTAATCCCAGCATAGCAATAGAGCGTTGTTCCTGAGCTCCGCATGGACAAGCAGTACTCGATGCCTGGATCCACAAAGACAAACGGCAATGTACACTTCGTAGGCTTTATGTCATCAGACAGTTCAACAAGACAATGGTAATACTTGCGGATTGTTTCGTAGGACACGATATGAACCAGTGCCCACCAGTGTGTCCCCATGCGAATCGGTGGAGCCGATCCCCGAAACAGCGAGAACATTGGAGGTGTTGGGGTGGTCTTTATGACAGCACCCTTTTCATTCAAAACCGTGAAGGGGTGCCATTCGTAAATAAACGTATTTGTAGTCGGAATGGGCAACCAGTTCTTCTCGCATGTACGACCGGTGGGCGATGGCAGAACCGTACAGTTGTTGTAGTGTCCCTGGAGACTGTATTCGCCATGAAGAATCCGAATCGCATCTTGTTCGTAGTTATGGACCGTTGCCGTGAACTCAAGCTGACCATTTCTATTTGAATACACGCGTACATCTTCAAGTCCACGAATGGTGTGTGATGTACTTGGAAGACCCACAGTTGACTCTTTCATTTTGACAAGAACGTCCCCCGTCAATAGATTGACGCATGCATTCTCGCAGAGTGAGAGTCCGTTCGGAACAATAAATGCCCCGTCTTTCACGACGTAGTTTACATAGCGGATATTTGCAAGTGGATACGACACCAGCGAAACAGCAGATGGCTTGAACTCATCGCCAAACGGAGCAGGAAGCTTAAGTCGAGTACGGACAGATGAGAGTGGCTTTGCATAAAACACAAGATTCCCAATAACATTGTCTTTGAAATGCCCCATCTTCAACAGATACCGAACACAACTATGAAGACCCTCGCGTACATCCGACTTCACGTAGTAATCTAAGATCGTTTGTTCGTAGTCAAACAATCCATTGTAGACATCCGTCTCAATAAACAAGGAATCCTTTGGCATAGGGATTGACTTGCCCTTTTGAAGATAGTGATAGGCCTTGTATGGCTGACCCTTCTCCCGATAATACTTTGTAAGCGCATACAGAGCCTCTGAACGACCGGGATAATAGTCGAATCCCTTTTCAACCCACTCTTCAAACAGAAACTGCTTATCCAGAGATCCATAGGACTTTGCAATCATGTAGTGCGAGTACCAAACTTCTTCAAACCAACCACCCGCAGCAATCCGATTCTTGTAGTGTTCGATTGCCTCCTCGTGCTTCCCCATTGAATGGTAGGTTTGTGCAAGATAGAACATATACCGAACATTCGTTGGTTCCTCTTCAAGACCCTTGGTCAAGAGTGCCAAATCACGAGTAAACTTATCAGCCTTGCAGCCACCGTCGTTTCGATCATTGATATAACAAATGTCCTTTGAAAGGGAAGCGCATGGTCCATCCCAGTACTCGTGAGTCACCCCCCTGCAGATCCAGTCGTAATCCATCCTGACCAGACGGGCATTTGGATACTCGAGATCTCCGGCTATCTGAAGTATCGTATATCCAAGATCACCAAGGGTCTGATCCTTGAGGCACCCTGGAACAAACACCATATCGCCGTCCAGCAAAAGACCATACGAATCTGTCAAGTCCCACCCCTTGGCCTTGCAATATCCGAGCGCATTCTGGAAGCTCAAGCTACGATTATGACCAAAATTCTTCCATGTATTCACCTCAAGACAGCCCTCGTGGGTCATCAAGAAATCCATAGCAATGTCGGTCGTCTTGTCCGTCGATCCAGTGTCGGTGATCACAAACGCATCCACCACCGATTCAACGGCGTCCATACATCGCCGAATGATCTTCTCTTCATTCTTGACCATCAAGATCAAGACAAACTTTGGCATCTGCGTCCGTATTAACATTGAACTCTTCGCTGTGTCTAAGTAAATGAGCACCGACTTTGTCAAGCAGTCGCTTCGTGAGAACCTGAGTCGCGTTCTCATCCCTCACGTCGCAGATGGTCTGTGGAGCATCTACGACAATGCCAAGGTTGCCTGCGTACGCAACAAGCAGCCCGGTGAGACCCTGAAGACATTCCAGAATCTTCTGACCCGCGTCCCCCAGTGGACGGATGAAATCCTGAACACGGAGGTTGCTCGTATCGAAAAGGTGTCCAAGTGCGAGTACATGGACGATCTTTTGCTGGGCGTGTTTGTTAGCTACATCCGTGCGTTTGCCACCTTGCAGCAGTCCGACGAGGCCCACGTGAACATTGAGTTTGATCGTCCCTCGCTTAGCAAGTTCATTTTCACGATGTACAAGGCGGCTGCCCGCAAGTGCTGGTCGAATGCGTATATGTTTAAGACCATTGACGTGTCTTCGGAGCAGCAGTCTCGTAACCGTCGGGACATTGAGGCGATGCTTGGTGGAACCCTGGACGAAGTGATCGATAGTTTCATCCCGTGGAAGGACATCAGCAAGGCGTATTTCCAGGCTCGACCCACCACCGCCGCCGCGCCTCCTCCGGAGCCCGAGAAGAAGCCGGAGCCCAAGCCCGCTCTGACATTTGGTGAATCGGAGACGGTTGAGTTTGAGACAGACAATGAAGATGAGGAGGAGGACGATCGCCCTCGCCTCACAATGGGTGAGGATATCAAGCTCGATCTGTCGGACGACGAGGAGGAACCTGCCGCCAAGCCTGCTGGTGTCGTCAAGCTGGATCTTTAACTGCGGCGCTGCGTCTAAGTGTGTCTAAACCAATCCACATTCAAAAAGCAAATGACAGACTACCAGACACTTGGTATGATCGTTGGCGTTGTCATGGTTGTTGCTGCACTCCTGTATGTAGTTGATCGCCGTGCAAGGGCACAGCCGGTCGATTACACAGATATGGGGAAGATTGCCGGTGGATCGGGAGTCCTGGCAACCGGTATTCTGTATTCCCTGGGAACGGAGACAGTTACGGATGTAGCTGAGACTGTGGCGTCTACTGCTCAGGATATGTTTGTTGGAAAGCCGGAGTTTTAATCCATACTAAGGATAGAATGGATGCGCTGCAAGATTCAGTGGATACATCTGTAACTCTGAAACTATTTAAAACAAAGAAATCCTCAATGTATTACCATATTTTTCATAGTAGGTACGTGAGGTTTCCAATGTCGGAACTAAAAATCCTAAATAACTTTAATACGAATCGTCTTTCGAGCAATCCATACCCCAAAGAAAACCGTCCTAGAGGACAAGCAGATTTGGATTCGGTTTTACATCATAGGCAAACAATACGGCAACGAGGGGATACAGAGCCCATATGGATCGTATTGAAAGAGGGAACCTATACGTTGCTGGATGGGGCTCATCGCATTGTTGCAGCCTATTTGGAACGCAAACGAACGATTCCAGCCTATATAGTTCATGCCGATGAATAATACGGTCTAAGGACAAGCATATATAAACAGTATGTTGCGTACAGTTCGTGTTGCAGGGAGACTGGTTGAACTTGCAGGATTGGATCAAGTTTGGTATGGTGTTGACCATCTATCTAACCCGCGTATCACATTGTACTATCCTAAGGGTCCTACAAAGACGATTGACTATGCGTATGGTCAGTGGGCAGACGCCAAAAAGGACCTAAAGATTCTAGAGGACGCTAAGCTTCAATCATCAATGCATCCCCAAGCTGAGCTGCCGATGGGGTTGCGCGGTACTGGACCATCCGGCTAATCTCCTTCTTAGGAACCGCTGAGTCTACACAATACCTCACAATTGCCTTGTACAAATCAAATCCGTGGTAGCGGTCGTGATTGTCCATCTTTGCACGAAACATCACTGACGATCCATCTGTCTGTTTCATCCACTGCAAAAGGATACTAAACAGCGGATGCGAAACTTCATGCTTCGGTCCTTTGGGAAACATATCCCAGAAGATCGACGTAGCCAGACGAGTCAGATCAAATGATGACGAAGCACCGATGTGAGGGTGCTTGTTGTTGTAAAAAGGCTCCATATTGTACTGACCTCCTGCTTCCTCGTCCTCCTGAAACTGATTGCTGATGAAGGTCTTTGCCTCCTTCAGACCCGTCAGACGCAGATTGATAACTGCGCGATCAAAGTCAATGATCTTCATTAGGTAGCCAAACGTGGGGACCTTGTAAGGAGTTCCGGCGTGGATATAGAAGCAGTGTGTTTGTTCGGTCTTGACATACATGATGTTGTTCCCGTGGAGATCATTGTGCGTGAATCCAAAGTTGCGCTGGGCATACGCAAGAGCAAAGACTACCTGGGAAATCCAAGCCGTGTGCTTTTCGGGTTCGGGGTGCTCCTTGATCAGCTGGTAAAAAGTTCCCTCGCAACGCTCCATCACAGTTGTGACCACGGGCACATTTGTAAATGTAGCCCAAGCAAACGGTTCGGGTTCCTCTTCTTCTCCTTCGTCGTCGTTGGTTCCGTCTGAGCACCCACACGACTCAATATCATATACATCGTCATCCTCAGACTCTTCATCCTCTATTTCGGGAGACCCGGACGAGGCAACGTCGTATTTCTCCACGTCGCCTTCTCTATCCGGATTGCTTACGTGGTCGGCATCGACGTCGTCTACATCACCAAGATCAATGTCCTCTGCAGTTTCAACGGCAAGACGAGCACGGCGTGTATGACTGAACTCGGCATCGTGACCCGCTGTCCTCAGCTTCAGTTCGAAGGTTTTGCCAATCCGATCGGCAAACCACCCCTTCTCTGTCAGCTCTTCGTAGTCGTCCGAGATGTCGATTGTATGAGACCCAGCAATACCAACATACACGCCATACACCGTAGGAAAGTGATCGCAACCAGACTCTGACAGGGCGATCGACGTAATCGCACCCACATAAGCAGCTGTGTGGGGGCTCTGCATCCGCTCCTGCATGTCATTGGCAATGTCCGTCCGATGGGGAAGACCAAAAGAACCATAGTCACCGCGCATCGTCTTGAACGGTGACAGAATCATGGTTGTCTTGCGATGGATCGGAAGTGTTTGCCCCTGAACCTTCACATGACCTGCATCTACAATCGCCTCAATCGGATATTCCAGCTTTACGCCATAGTCACTGACATTTGCCAGGTTGTCTGTCTTGAAGAGCTTCTCCAAGCACGGGAAGAACGACTGCATCGTCTTCATTGACCACGCGGATCCGTCCAGTCTGGGCATACGATGAATTTTCATCTGTACAGATGTCGTTCTCAGATCCTTTCCCATTATGAGATGTCTCGGTGATGAATGCAGAAAAATAAACGACAGTGAGAACAAGATGACACAAAACTTCAATCTTAAGAAGTTCAATATGGACATGATCAAAGAACGGTGTGGAATGGACTCGCGGAAAAGTCCTATGATCGTGATCATCGGAAAGAAGGACACGGGCAAGTCCTTCTTAGCACGTGACCTGCTCTTCAATGTTCAGGACTCCTTTCCGGCGGGGATGGTGATTTCACCCACAGAGGCTGTGAACGAGTATTTCCAATCGTTTGTCCCCTCCAAGCTGATCCATGATAAATATGAGCCTACCAAAGTACAGGCATTTATCAAGCGCCAGTTTCAAGCAAAGCAACGGTTCCTGAAGTCCAAAGCCTCCGGACAACCGTTTGATCCCCGGGCGTTCTTGATTCTCGACGACTGCCTGTACGCAGCCAAGGAGTGGATCAACGAAGAGTCGACTCGGTTTGTTTTCATGAACGGTCGGCACCTTGATATGCTGACCATCATCACCATGCAGTACCCACTCGGTATTACACCGAATCTGCGTACCAACGTGGACTTTGTCTTCATTCTGCGCGAGAATATCCTAGGGAATCGTCGTAGAATTTACGAGAATTACGCAGGTATGTTTCCGACGTTTGAAATGTTCTGTGATTTCATGGACCAGTGCACAGAAAACTACGAAGGACTGGTCATCTGTAACAACGTACCCTCCAACAAGCTTGACGACCAGGTCTTTTGGTACAAGGCGTCAGAGCATCCGCCGTTCAGACTTTGCGACTCTTCCTTGTGGAACGATAACCGCCCTTTCCAATCCGCAATGCTCGCCGCCGACGAGTATAACTCGACTTCAATGAGGAAGAAGAACGCCCCGCCTTCCGTTTGGGTAAAGAAGACCGGCGGCGAATAGATCCTCCGCTATCCTCCTCTTGGTCGCTGTAGATGTATTCCTGATCGTCGTTTACCGATGGCGCAGGCGCAGGCGGCGGAGACGGTGGAGGGGGCGGCAGGGGTGGAGGGTCAAGCCACCGATTAAGTTCATCGATTGTTCTAAATCCAATCACATCCGTAATAACTCTCTTATTTGTGTCGGGTTGTATACCACCTGTAGTATACACAAATAGTCTGTTCGAAGGATTTGACAAGATCGCATAGTTATGCGGACTCGTAACGCTTTTACCTGAACCAAAGTCTACATTGTGCCCCCTCGTCACTTGACCCATATCTGGGTCAATAAACGCATGATTGGTCCTGTCGAATGTAGTGCCGCTATCTGCAAGACTGATCGGGTTTCCAGGGGTCGCCGGAAGATAGTTAAACACAACGATGTGATTGGGACTGAGCGCAAGAGCATCGGTAACACTGAGGTCATCCAGATCCACAAAATCACGAACGAGCTCTTTTCCAGTTATAACGCGGAGACGCCCGCCTTTTACCGATCGACGTGCAGATCGTACCATGCTTATTATTGTGCACCTTTTAATCGCGGTGCGCACCCTCACTGGGGTGCACCGGTGCCGCGGCATCCTCCAGCGACTTCT